CTAGGTAAAACACCTATCATTGCATTTATTGCCCACACTTCATCAAATTCTACGCTATGTGTTTGTGCAAGATGAAAGTCTATTTGACTTTGACCCATAGCAACTATTGCTACATTTGTACCTTCTAATTCTTTTATAGGCATTTGTTAAATATTATGACCTTTGTATTCTATGAACATCATCTCTATATTGATCAGTTGTATTTTCGCCTTCTCCAAGATTTTTTAATCTTGCAATAGCATCATTATATCTTTGATTATAAACAGTAAGCATATCTACTTCACCTTTCATATAGATGTATCCTTCAAGCAAACAACCATATAACAATGCATTTGTTGCATATGTAGATAACCATGTTGTTCCTGAATCTTCTCCTGCGGTAATTGAGGTGGGTTTATAAAAATAATGTAACTCTACAACATAAGATGAATCTGGCGTTGGTCCAACAATAAATGATGCATCATCAAATAAAGCATAATGTTTTGGTACGCTTGTTGTTGAAGCATTAGGATATGCCTCTCTTATAAAGTTAACATCTTTAAATAATAAAAATTCTTGACTATCTGAATTAGTTATAGATAGAGAAAAATTATCTAAAAAATCACTTGGAGTAGAAAGATATTGATTTCCTGAAGTTAATGTTCCTGTAACATTTTTTCTAAAATCAGGCAGTTTTACTGCTTGTAATATTCTATCTTCAGCTTGTTTAATAATATTTGATATATCAGAAACAAAAGTAGTTTCTGTATTTTGTAAATAATTTTGTATTAAAGATTTAAGTTCTGAATATGTCATTTATCCTGTAGAAACGGTTATTGTTCCTATTTCTCCTGTTATATCTAAACCAACTGTTTTTGATCCTAGTTCTGTAATTCCACCACCAATAGGATCAAATGCAAATAATCTTCTTGAATCTGCTTCTCCTGTATCTACTCTTGGATCATATAATGATTGTGGATCAATGGTTGATAAATCATTTACATCATATTGTGGTTGATCTGGATCAAAGCATTCGTTACATACTTTTAATCCATTCTTTTGTTTGTTTTGTACTTCGTATCGTAAATCTTTTAAAAGATATGTAAATCCACATCTATCACATATACCTAATGCTTTTTTACCTTGTGCGTACATTAGTATATTTTCCTAATAGTATAATTAAATGGATTAACAGAAGATTTAGTATAAGCATTCCCATCTGTGTCTATACCTTTTAAAAAAGTATTATTAATTTTAATAATTTTTTTTAATTGAATGGTAAAAGTATTAGACATATTTCCTTCCTTATCATATTCAACTACTATTATTTCATACTGTTCTTTAATAATTTTATAATAAAACTGTAATAATTTATCAAACATTTAATTATATGAATTAAAAGGAACAAATCTTACAGATGCTCTTTCTCTGTCTGCATCAGCAACTTCATTCCATAATTCATTATATCTTTGTTGAATCATTGGCACTTTAGCTAATGCTTCATTATTTTTACAAGCAATATTATAAGCAAGACCATATGTTAAACATGGTAAATATCTAGTAGGTATTGCTGCGGTATTACTTGCAAGTGTTCCTGTATCTTCTATTTTTTTAATATAGTAATAAACTAATGTATATGTAGCCTCACCATCAGGAGAAGACCATAATTTAATAGTTGAGTTTGCATGACCTTTATCTAAATAGAATAAACTAGGTTTGCTTTGTGAAAGCTTATTAGCAATATGTGAATACTCACTAACTGATATTCTTCGTAGCGTTTGATCTGATTGTTTTGTAGTATCTCCTGAATCTGTTCTAATAAAAGCTTCAATAACTTCTAATACATTACTAGATAAATCATAACTAGTAGTTCCTTGAGTTAAAGTTTGAGTTCCTGTTTCTACAGAAAAAAGATTAAGACCTTTATTTTGCCATTCAAGAAATAATAAATCTAAGCCTCGTCTAGCAGTTTTATAATCATAACCTGAGTTCATTTTTAAACCACATAGCTCGTATGCTTCTTCTAAAATATCAGATAAGTCTAGGTTAAATGCTGTTGTTCCGCTTGTTGCCATTACTTGAATTTCCTCTGTATATACTTAAATATTCCATATATTGTTAGTCCATAAAATGCTAATACACTCATTGGCAATGCTATATATGCTAACTCCCAAGGCGATAAGAATAAAAGTTCCCATGTAAAATTGATTGCTGCTTCAGCATCGCCTTGTGTGCTGATTGGTAATTTATCAATTTCATTAATAATTTCTAACTCATACTCAGTAACAAAGTTTATCCAATCATCTTGAGTAAAACAAATTTCAAATTGTTCAGGACATTCCTGTTCCATTATTTCTTTTTAATTCTTTTTGTTCCATGTGGAACATTTTTTTTGGCTATACTTTACCACCAGTTTTCATTCTGGCTACTTCGTTGAAAGTAGGTACTTTCATACCCATATTCATCTTAACTTTTTTGCCAGCTTTATAACCCTTAGATTTCATTCCAAGTTTTTTAGCTTGTTCCATTGTTTTTTTGCCGGGCATTGTAATCTCCTACTTAGATTTTTTAGATTTTGTAGTTTTCTTAGCAGGTGCTTTCTTAGCAGGTGCTTTCTTAGCAGGTGCTTTTTTAACTACATCTTTTTTTGTTTTAGTTTTTTTCTTAACAGACTTAAGTTCTGCAATCATCTTATCTGCTTCAGATTCTTTCATAGGTCCAGCTATTAACTCTCCACCTATTTCACCTTTCCAAATAAGAAATGCAGGGGTTTCATGCCCATCATTAAAATAACCATTTTCTTCTTTAAAATACATATAAATACCTTTAGTTTTAAATTAGCTAAATACCAGACTTTCGTCTGGTATAGCTAAATATGTCATTAATCAGAATATACTTTTACCATTTCTAAAACAATAGAATAAGTATCTCCTGAACTATGACCTTTAGTGGTAAATAGAACATCTCCATCCTTACCACTCCCTGCATTATTTGGTATACCACCAAAATCTGTAAAGTCCATATGTCCATTACTGCTTTCAGCTAATTCCATTAAAAGAACATTAGATGTAGCATTAAAAAACAACTGAACCGACATACCAACAATGGCGTGACTAACTCGCATGACCCTAACTTCAGAGCAAGAAACTCCTCTTGAGTTTGCAGATAAAGCAGATACATCTACTTTAGCTACTGCGGATTCGCCACTACCATCACTGACATTGGTAAACTTCATAATACAGCTTCTTTCTCCATCAATGATGGTTTGTGAAGTTACTGCATCTGCCATAATTTACTCCCTTACTCGAATGGAGTAGCTAGTGTACCATCACCATGAAGAAATGCTTCACAGTGCCATACTGCTGCTGTAGTTGCTTTTAAACGAATAATTCCGCCTACAAGCCAGCCTTGTCCTGCTGATCCCAAATCAATGGTATCGTCATTACTAGCATCAGGTATAAAAGTATTCATATCTGTTGCAGTAGCTGGGTCAAATAAATGAGCAAAACCAGAGAATAAATCACTAGTATTGTCCGTATTAATTTGTCCTGCACCTGTAAAAGTTGTGCCAACTATAAAGGTATAGTTAAGACCTGCTGCTGCTGTAGGCAATGTTACTACAATACCTGCTGCTCTATTTAAAGTATAAACTTTACCTGAATCAGTTGATTCAACGCTGTGTGTAGCACTTGTAATGCTCTCTATATTAGAATATGAAGAAACATATCCTGTAGTAGTAATATTACCACTTGTATCTATATCAAGATTTGTAGTAATAGCACCTGTAGTTGAATTTTTGCTAATTTGCTCAAATCCACCTTCGGACCTAACTGGTCCATTAAATGTTGTGTTAGCCATTTTTTCTCCTAAAAGAAAGTATCTATCATCTTGGCAAGTCTGCTAGGGCAGTTGATAGATAAATTAAAAATCCCCTAGAGTAAAGAAAGGGCAGATAAACTGCCCTTTATAATTCTATTCTTAGCTTGAACCGGGTGATCCATAAATTCCAAGAGGATCAGAAACTCCAAAGGAATATCTTTCTCTTGATTTATATCGAACATTACCAGTATCAAAATCGCCATCCATAGAAGTT